TGTGCAATGCAACCAATTTCTTAGCATCTGTAATGAATGATTCTTTGTCCTTGCTGTTGGCACGTAAATCATCCAGTCGAGTCATTAAGTCGTTTGCTTTTGCACCTGAGAACTGTAACAAGTTCTCACGGAACTGGCGGGTTTTGTCATCGGTATAGTAACCGTTTCCCCATGCAGCTTCAGCTGACTTACTTAGTGCTGAATAATTCTTTAGCACTAAGTCTTTGTCTAAGTCTGACGGTTTTATTTCACCGTTATAAAGCTGTGTGGCCAGACGTTCGGTAGCAGCATCCCAGGTGGCTGCATGAATGTAAATAAACCCCTTCCCCTTCGGGTATTCCCCTTTAGCAAAGGGGAAATCTAAAGAATTTGCGCCCGCTACGGACGCATTAGGCTTTTTTTTTTGAGGGTCGTTTACAGGTGGTGGAGTTACACTGGATAAAATATCTCTTACATCAGTGATTGGTAGACCTGTAAGTTTAGCTAACTTTTCAGGGTCAAACTTGAAGTAAGGTGCAAGGTCTTTAACGGCTGTAATTTTCTGTGCTAATGTAAGACTCTCAGTATCATCCCAGTCAAATGTTAGGTTAGCTAATGGTGCATATACAGAACTCAACTTAACTAAACGAGGTATAATTTCTTCATTCAGGTAGAACTTTATAATCAACTTGTCTACTTGAATTCTATATTTCAATAGACGTTCATGTATTTCGGCTGCACCCACAAAACTTTTCTCATCGGTCATTCCTGTACCTCCAAGAATGCGTTTGCTCAATTCACTGTTGGCATGCGTGTTTAAACTACTGAATGATTGGTAACCATCGGCATTGTTGCCATCCGGTATTTCAATTTTCTCATTGCCTTTAAGTATGGCAAAATGATTTGAACGAAATGCCTGAAGCATTTTAAAAAGTTCTTGTGCCCTGGCATCGTCCTGACGGTCGGTAATTGCAAATATAGGAGGTACTCCATATTTTTCAATGTATGACATCCACGAACCTAAACCGAGTTTCTTGGCCAGGACTATCATGGCTAGTTCGCTCAACATGCCTAGTGTATAATCGTTTCCAATCTGCACGTAATAGTTAGCATATACGCCAGTTTTGTAACTCACACCGGTAGTGTCATATTCTTCCTTTATAACAAGTCCTTTGATTGGTAGAAAATTTGACTGAGGTATTTCTGTTACGCAGCTTAACTCACCTTTATCGTTCAACTCAATCATTTCGATAAGCTTTGTTCCATCGTAAATATGCATACACATCATTCTGATTATGTCAATATACCAGGGACGTTCAAAAAGTGCATGCGCATCTTCGTTTTCGGTTTTAGACTTATCAACGAATTTATATGGTGCACATTGAATTGGATATATACGGTTGTCGATACATGACATTAGGTGAAGGTCAAGCTTCATAGAATTATTGAAGCGCATCAACATTCCACGGCGTGGGTCATAGGTGTCTGTAGCCTGCATAATTGACATAGCCCAGTCATCTATTGTTTTAGAAATGAAATGTGTTGGCAGTTTTGTCCAGTCTATTTTACTTGCAGCTTCGGTACGCTTGTAGTACTCACTGAAAATAGTTCCGTTATTTGCTTTGCTTAAAACGGCTTCTACTGTTGCGTTAATTATTTTGTCTAAATACTTAGCCATAGTGTTTAAATGCTATTTAAATGAAGTTACTACTATTAGTTGTGTTGCCGAAAAGAACCGGTGTTGTGTTACCTGAATCATCGGTTTGAAGTGGCATGCCTACCAATGACATTGCACCGGATTGAATGCGTTCCAACTGTTTTGTGGCATCGGACATAAGTGTTACATAGTCTTCGGGGACTTTGCGTGCTGCGTTGCGTTTTACGGCACGATAAACGACTATCTGAGCAATGATTTGCTTTAATATTCCGCTGGCCAGTGGTATTGTTTCTGCAAATATCAGGTTAGTTTTATATCTGCCGGTAATGTATGAGATAACATACTCAATGGCCTTTGATTCGATATTATCCAATATATTTGTATTGCCTGCAATGTTGGCAGTGCTTTCATCTAAGAAGCGTTCTTGTATGACCGATGCAAGGTCAGTTTCATCAATGTATTTCATATAGTTATCTGATGTTGTAAGTGACTGTCATTTTACCTGTGCTCCATGATTGATCTGTTTCACGCCTGGTTGGCGTAGAGTATTTTTCGAGAGCTTCCAAAGCTTCAGTATCAGCATCAGGACTATCATCGTGTTCGGTACTACCTTCTTCGACTGCGCAAAGCTGCATTATCCCAACCTGAGTATCTGAATGGCTTTTCAACTTGTCGCTATAATAAATACGTCCATTTTGGTAGTATGGTTGTTTGGTAATCATACGCATGAGCTTGTTTACCTTAGCAACCATTACTTTCATAAGGTTAAGGTAAATACCATATTCCCATTCTACCTCATCAATGGCGCGTTGTACCTCACCGTTCCAGAACTGTGATTCATATTGGAAAATTACATTCGTACCATCAGGAAGTTGTTTTTTAAACTGGCACATCCATGCTACTGCCTGTTTCATTTTTGATTGTTTGACATAGCAGTCAATCAGCCAAAAGTTATTATCAGTTGATAAACCCCATGCCTTGCAAGCATTGTAGTCTGATGTGTCATTGTCGGTATAAGCGATATCCCAATGAACAATGATCATTTTAAACTCATTCAGTTCGGGCATTTTACCCCACTGTATTTGTTTTTCGCTAAATACCTTACCCTGTAAAATTGATTCGTGTAAATACTCGGAATAGGCTGCAGGAATACCCATATTTTTTTCCTGAATCATATAATACTCCGGTGTGTACATGGCAGGCCATGTAGGTTCATAGGTTACTTTGTTGTATGCTTTCACCTGGTTTACTTTCCAGTCTGGGTGTTTTTCCTGCAGTATGGTTTGGGTCATAACCCTTGCAAACTTATTGTTGGCATACAGTAACCGGCGTTTGTTTCCGGTCATGGTTGGCAGGATGTCGCGCTCAATTTGTTCGGCCTGTTTACGCATGCGTTTGGGGTTACCGATTGTATCAGGTGTTTCCAAATCATCAATAACCCATAGGTTGGGGCGACGGTGTTTGATACGTACACCACGCACTTTCTTTTTTATACCGAAAGCCTTGCCAATAAAACGTTGGTCTAAGGTATTGAAATTTCCGAACTCCCACGAACCCTCACGCTTTTGCGCTCCAAAATCGTGAATGAGTAACTGGTTACCTTCCAACTCGGCTTGTATATCGGCTAATAGTTCCTGAGCGCGCTCAACAGAATCGGACATTAGGCAAAGAAAAACATCCTCACCACGCATCCACAACCACAATGGAATGATGACATCGCACCAAACAGATTTAGCAGCTCCACGAAACCATTCTATGAACATTATAATCAGATCATCGTAGGCTACTTCATTGGCTGCCATTTTTTGAAACTCGGCACATTCGGCAGTGGCGTAGTGTGGTAAATATGTCTCAACCATGTAGACAACATCCAGTATTGCCCGCTTTTTTCGTGCCTGTTGTTCTGCTTTAGTCTCGAATGGGTTTACATCGTTCGACTTGCTTGTAATGTCAAGCTTTGCGAGGTATTGTTCGGCTAATAGTTTGTCCTGAACTCTTTTTGTTGCCATTTAAATGCTATTTAAACATTTTATTGTTTTGTTTTTCTAACAGAAATGATATTTTATTACGATAATACTCTAACCAATACTGATGCATTTCTTGCGCCGGTTTATAGGTTATATGATCATCCAAAAAATACATAGTTTTGAATACTTCAGTGTAGTATCTTAATCTGATAAAATCGAATATAGATAGTTTCATGTTACCCTAGCTCCTGTGTCTTTTTGCGAATGTAGTATTGTTGGAAAGCGATCGTTTTCTCAAATAGTTCGGGGTCGTGTTGGCGCATGTCGGTAAACAGATCGTCCATCATGTTGATGAGTTCTCCAAGTGAGTACTTGTTGTTTTTCTCCATATCGCGCAATGTTTTAGCCCACTTTGCTGAATTATCAGATAAACAATTGGCTTCAGAACGAAGTGTTGACTCTAAACTTTTATTTGCTGTTCTTACTGCAGTTGCTATTTCACCCTCAATTTCTAACCGGCGTTCTGAGTTTATCCGGATGATTTGACGGATGTTTTCAGCTTCAGTGCGTGATGACTGTTGCCTGCCTTCGCGTTGTTCCTTCCAACCGCCTGTGCGTGCCCAGTCCGAAATTGTCTGTTCGGTGAGTCCTAACAGTTCAGCCGTTTCCTTTTGGGTTTTTCCCTGGACAACTACATACTCATATCCAGTAAACTTAAGCTTTTGATATTCGGCATCCGTAAGTTTTGGCTTCCGGTCAATCTTTTTTCTTACAGCCTTGTTTTTTCTCATTTTTTGCTCTGATTTTTATGCAAAGTTGTACCTATTTACGTGGAAAAACAAAACATGATTTTATCTACAATAAGAATTTTATGTTCTACTAAATGAATTTTATTTTGTACTATAAAATTCGTAAGTACATGAAAACGTGATTTTTATCTACATAAATAACGCTTTACATTTGTTGCCGATTCGATTATGAAACAACAAATTTTAGAGCTTATGCCAGGATTGCAAATTAGTATTAAATCGGAAGGAACGGTAGGTCGCGTTGACATTATTGGAAACATTTCGGAATGGGGTGATAATAATGCCATTGATTTCAGGGAACGATGCCAGGAGGTAAAGGATGCCGGTGCTACTTCGTGCCTGGTTTATTTGATGACAAATGGCGGTGACTGTTTTCAGGCCAATGAAATTGTAAACATACTCATAGAAATTTTTGGTTCGTATACCGGTGAGGGTGGTGCAATTGTAGCAAGTGCCGGAACTTATATTGCTGTGAATGCAACTTCATTCCTGATGGCTAAGAATGGTCAGTTTATGATTCATAAGCCGGCTGGTTCAGTTTATGGAACTGAAACTGATATGGAGAATTATTTGAAGTTGCTCAAGAATATGACAATTTCATACTATGGTTCATACAAAGCAAAACTAAAAAAGCCTGAGCCTGATTTCCTAGCTAAATGGGATGGTGGTGATTTTTGGATGACAGCCCAGGAAGCAAAAGACTGGGGTTTTGTAACTGAAGTAAAAGAACCGGTTAAGGTTACCCAGGCTTTGGCCGCATCAATTAAAGCCAGTGGTTCGCCGCTCGACTTCTCACCTGAATATATTATTTTAAACCAAAATAAAGATAACGAAATGAATTTACAAGCTATTGCTCTCACGCTTGGTTTGGCTGCAACTGCAACTGAACCTGAGATTACTGCTAAAATTGCTGAAAATGCAAAGAAAGCCGGTGATTATGATGCCTTAGTAGCTGCTACAGCTCAAAAGGAAAAAACTGAAAAAGCGGCTAACATCAAGGCAGCCCTTGATAAAGCTGAAAAGGAACACCGCATTACTGCGGACACTCGCGCCAACTGGCAGACTATGCTCGAAGCTAACTACGAAACTACTATCAAGGTTCTTGAAGCTGTTCAGGTAGTGAGTGCTTTGTCGAGTGAAATTGTGGTGTCTGCTGAAAATGGAACTAAGACTTACAACGGTAAGTCGTACGAACAATTGGAGGCTGAAAATCCTGCATTGTTAGCTGATTTGGCAGAAAATAAATCGGAAGTATTTGCGGCTTTATTTGCTGATTGGAAAAACAGAAAAGGTATTAATTAATTTATAGGAGATTAAAAAAAATGGTATACACTGAAGGTAACTGGCTTAACCAGTATGTGTCTCCAAAGTTGTTGGATGAATTCCAAAACATGGATGATGCGTTTATTCAAACGCTTGGAAAACCTGATGAAGGTGCAAAAACATCTGATGGTTTGAAGTTCAATAAACTTGAAAATAACGTTCAGTTCTTTGTGGACAACACTGAGGACTTTACTGATACTTCAATGCCAGGCGGTAAGGGATTTGTTGCTTGGGAGGTTTACGATACAGCTCCAACCGCTGTTACTGATGCCGAAATGAAGGCATTGTCATTTGACAAACGTAGTTCCGTAAGAACTAAGCATTCAGAAAAGTTTAAAATGGGATTTCGTGACCATGCAATTTGGAAACTTGCTCCTTCGAACGATACAAATGTAAAAATGCCAGTGATGCGTACTACCGGTGCTAACGATGGTACTGGTCGTAAACGTTTGACATTTGAAGATTTGGTTAACTATCTTCAAAAGGTGAAAGCATTGAACTTGGCTGACCCAAATCAGATTTACATGGTTCTTTGTGCAGAACATTCAGGTGACTTAATTCTTGATACAAAAACAGCAGCATTTTTCGCATCGAATAATGTGTTCTTTGACCCAACAACGGGTAAAGTTCGCAGTGTATTGGGCTTCAAATTCTTCGAAAACAATGCTTCTGTTGCTTATACTTCGGCCAATGTAAAGAAAGCAAAAGGTGCTGCACTTGGTTCGACTGATAGATATGCATCTGTGTTCTACTATGCTCCAAATACTGTTGCATGGATTGACTCAGTAAAAATTCTGTACTCGCCTGAAACTACCGATACAAAAAGTAAATCACCAACATCAAAATTCCGTTTGCAAGCTTACGGTATTGTTGATCGCATTCAGGATGTTGCAGTTGGTGCATTGATTAGCGGTATTGTACCGTAAGCTAACACCTCTATAACTTTCCCAAAGTTGAAATAAACTTTGGGAAAGTATATGTAAAAAACATTAATATTCATTTTCATTCAACATAATAATGGAAACAAAGAAAGCCGAATTAAAAGTCCTAAGTAAGGATGAACAAAAGGAAGTGGCAAAAGATATTTTAAATAGATATTCTGATGCTCATAAGGTGATTGTGGCCAGCGACGGTCAGGCATTTATTTCAGACCAAAGCGATGCTGCTGCTAAGAATCACAGTAAGGTGAATTCGTACGGTAAAGAACTGAAGTTAGAAACGTTTACGCGTGATGATTTCGAATCGAAAGCCGAAGGTAGTAAAGAGAAAAAAACAGCCGATGAAGTGATTGCACTTATTGAAGCTGCCGAAACTGCTGAGGCAGTGAATGAACTTGCTGCAGGTGATGCCCGCAAAACGGTGATTGCTGCTGCTGCAAAAAAACTTGAAACTTTAAAAGCCGCTGAATAATGGGAACGTTTACAGGTGCTAATATAAACAAGCTTAACGGCGGTTTGGGTCGCTCCACTGATAGTCAGGATAGGGTTATTGTACTGATATGTGGTGTCACTCCAATAGCCGGTAAGGTTGTTCATAAAACAGTAATCGAATGCCTAGACATTACAAGTGTCGAAGCGTTGGGTATTACTGCTGCATCGGATAATAATAACAGTGAACTGGTTCACTACCATTTGGACGAAATGTTCAGGTTGTGTCCGGGGTTCACGTATTATTTGCTTCCGGTGGTGAAAACGACAACCATTGCTGCTTTGGTAGCTGATGATGATGTCAAAGCTGCTATTCGTGGTGTAGCTGGTAGAAATGTAATAGGTATAGCCGGTATTGCTTCATCTACTGTTGACGTGATCAATACTGATGCATTGGCATTACAGGCTTGGGTAAATGCCTTCGCTACTGAAAAGATTCTGATTGATGGTGTGTTCCTGGAAGGGAAGGCAAAAGCTGCTAATGCGGATTTTCATAATACCGGTACTGATCTATTCGATTTGCGTACGCTTGCAGCTCCTAATATCAGCGTAGTTGATATGCATGACCCTGCTCAGGCTTCTTTGAATGTTGCTTATGCAACTCATGGTGCTGTGGGTACTGTGTTGGGTTCTGTAGCTGTACGCAAAGTGCATGAAGACTTAGGTTCTGTAAATATTGAAAATAAGCCGTCGGCTAAAAAGGGAAATGAAGCTTTTTCAATAGCCGATGCAACCCTTGGAAAATGGACTAGTGCGGCTTTGAGTGATGGGACTTTGTTTTCGGCATTGTCAGGGGCTCAACAAACTTCGTTGAGTAATAAAGGATATATCTACGTCGGTAAATTTGAGCAATACGATGGTTGGTATTTGTCCGGTTGTCCAACGGCAGTTGAAGCAACAAGCGATTATGCTTTCTTTAATTTCAACTGTATCTGGAATAAGGCTGCACGAATCATTCGTACTACTCTGATTCCGCTTGTACGGTCGAAAGTTCCTAAAGAAACTGATGGTACAATTAAAACAACATGGATTAGTGGTACACAACAAAAAGTAGTTGATAAATTGACTGCAAGTATGGTGAATATTGGTAATGCTGATGCTGTTGACGTGTATATCAATCCGACTCAAAATGTAAACGCGCAAACGCCTATGGCTGTAACTGCACAGGTACAGGTAGGTGATATTGTTCACGAATTCAATGTCGATTTAGGTTTAACTTCTAAAATTTCATAATCATGACTGATACTAAAAAATATACAACCATTGTAAATAAGTTCGGTTTGATGGCCGGATGGAATGCATTGACCGTAAATCTTCTGGGTCGTGATGTGGAAGGTATAACCGAATTGAGCTATGATGACACCATGGAAATGGAAGGTGCTCGCGGTGCAGGGATGTTCTTTGTCGGTTACGGTGAAGGTAACTATGAAGCTAAATGCTCCATAACCCTTTTCAAAGAAGAATGGGACGCTATTCAGGCAGCATTGCCAAAAGGGGCTTCAATTACCGATGTTCCACCATTTAATATCATTGCTGAGTATGAACGTGATCGTGTAAAAACTACCGATATCATTCCGTATTGCAAGTTTAAAGGTCGCGGCGTAGCTGTAAAGCAGGGTGACAAGACTATTGCTTACAAATGCGATTTAGCTGTGTTTGGTAAAATTGCCTGGAACGTATAAGAACCCCTAAAGGGAAATAAGAAACCGTATCCGGCGGAATTAAGACGAATGCGTCAGCCGTCCGGATACGTTTAAACAGTATTTAAGCTATTGATTTTACAACAAAATTTTACGATTATGAAAGGACATTTTAAATTCAAATTATTGCTTTTGGTGGCTGTTATGGCTACTTTATTTTTCTCGTTTGGTAACGCCCAGGCGTGTAGTACGGTAATGCATTATGCACAACATATTTCGCCCAAACATATGGTAGAAGCTGCTGCTTCGTTTGCTGTCGTACCGTTAGCAAGCTATGTAAAGGATAATTGCACTATTTCAGTCAAAGAACTTGGTGATCTGACATCTCAATTTGGTAAACTAAAGATTCTTACCGTGGTGTTGGAGGCTCCAACTTATGATGAATCAGGCACTTTGATAGAACCAGGAGAGTTTTATAGTTATGCAGTTAAACGTCCAGACCCAGGTACCATTAAAATGATGATGAATTATGCTAAATCCGGTAAGACTGACGAATATATTGAAGCATTCATAAAGAACCTGATAGTAGGTGGAGATGTGGAGGCTCTTAAGACCAACGGTTTGGTTTATTTAGGGCTTGCTTCGGAGGTTGATAATTTCCTGAAGCCATACGGAAGTTTTTTAGACAAAGCATAAGGCGCGAACAAATACAAGATGATGATTTAATCAGTCAGGTCGATGCCATAATCAGGCACGAATACGGCATCGACCCTGATACAATCACGTTTGACAAGTGGTGTAAGCTTTATGCTGAATGGCAATATATCACCAAAGTAAACCACGCAAACCAAAAGGCTGCCCTAATCGATGCTGCAGCTGAAATTCTCAACGCAATAAACAGTAATGTCAGCACAAACAACCAGTTGGATACTTGAATTAGTTGATCATATTTCTTCACCTATGAAGAATGTGGTTACTCATTCAGTCAATGCGGCAAAAGGAGTTGAAAAAGTTGGTACTGAAGTAAACGGTTTAGCGGGTAAGATGAATGGAATCGCTAATCTTCCAGGAAAGATTTTAGGCGGTTTGGGGATTGGTTTCGGAATGTTTCAGTTCATCTCTATGATGGACAAAGGCATTGAAAAAGCTCACGAATTACATGCAGCTGAAGCGCAAATTGAAGCCGGTCTAAAGAGTACCGGTTATGCTGCAGGAATGACCATGCAAAGTATTGGAGATATTGCAAAACAAATCAGCTCAAATTCAAAATTGAGTAGAACTGATTTATTATCCATGCAGTCTATCCTGGTTACATTTCCGGATATAACTTCAAAAACTTTCGGTACTGCGTCACAGGCTATTGCGGATATGAGTGTCCGTATGAAACAGGATTTGAGTTCTACGGCTGTTCAGGTTGGAAAAGCACTTCAAGATCCTGAACGTGGTATTACAGCACTTAGAAGGGTTGGGGTAAATTTCAACAAAGAGCAAACTGAAGTTATCAAAAACTTAGTGGCCAACGGGAAAAAAGCTGAAGCGCAAACTCTGATTCTCAAAGAGCTTAATACTGAGTTTGGCGGTTCTGCTAAAGCTGCTTTTGATGCTGACCCATTGGCACGTTATAATAAGGCTGTCGGTGGAATTCAACTACAAATGGGTGAAGCGGTTGTTGGAATACAAAAAGTGTTAGCTCCAGGCTTAGAAAGTATCGCTTTGTTTATGAAAGATATTTTTACCAGAATTGGTGAAAATATGCAGCCGGTAATGACTGCTATTGCTCCGATATGGGATACAATTTCTTTAGTTTTCAAAACTGCATGGAACTACATTTCAGAATTTTTGGGTGAAGTGGGTGGAGTTCTTGAATTTCTGACCGGTACAAAATCAACCGGTGATGGTGTGGTTGATACCATGCGGACAATAGGTGCTGTACTTGAGTATTTGAGTTATCCAATAAAAGCCCTGGGTGATATGCTTGTTTTTGTTATTGACAAATTCGGTTTTGTTGCTATCGGTTACGGAATTATTACGGCGGCACAATGGCTTTGGAATATAGCTATGGATGCCAATCCTATCGGTTTAGTGATTGCCGGCGTTGCGTTATTGGTCGGAACTATTATGTATGCCTGGGACAAATTTGGTGTTTTTCGCGGTGGTATTATGGCAACCTGGGAAACTATCAAAGGTTTTGGAAATATCATTAAGGAATACGTTGTTGATCGCATTAAAGGAATTCTATCCGGATTGGGTGGACTGGCAAAGGCAATAGGACAATTATTCTCAGGAAATTTCAAAGAAGCCTGGGCTACAGCAAAACAAGCCGGTGCTGATTTATTAGGTGTTACAGCTGATCAGAATGCAATAAAAAATGCTGCAGCTGCCGGTAAGAAGATTGGTTCGGCTTATCAGAAAGGAGTTTCTGAAGTTGATGCTATTGATAAGAAAAAAGCGGCAGATACTGAAGCAAAAAAGAAAAAAGACACAGACCTTTCAAAAGATAAAACATCGCCAATCATTCAACCAACTGCATTAGGTAGTGGTGGAAAAGGCGGTTTATCCGGTTCTGGTGGTGGCGTTGGTGGTGTGAAAAGCATCACGCAACGGATTGATATTAAAAATTACTTCACTGTGAGTGAAGGAAGCGATGTGGAAGCCATTGCGGAACGTGTGGTAAGAGTTATAAATGACCGGTTGAGAGATGCAACGGTAGCACTTCAGTAATTATGAACGAATACAGACCGCTTGGAATTGGAATTGATACGGCAATAAATTTGCTGGGTGAGGTTTTTGGTGTTGCTGTATATCATATTCCAGGAACTGAAAAAAGTTCGGTTGATGCTGTTTATAATGTTAGTATTGAGAATATAGTTGCTTATGATCGGATGAGCCAGTTTGGTACACCGGTAGTTGGTACTTTCTGGGCTATTCCTGGCGATGTTCCTTATAAAGTTTATAGTGTTGACGGCAAACTTGTTGACAAAGATTTTACGGAATTTGAATTTCCAGTCGCAACGATTGTAGATTTTTCAAGGAATAAGAATATCACCAAAACACCAACGATTGGAAGCGGTGGCACAGTTAAAGAGATATTTGGATTTGATGACTGGAAAATCAATATACGCGGACTATTACTCGATGATTATAGTCGCGTGGGTCAAAAGTCAGCAAAGCAACAGCAGTATTTTTTAATTCGGATGCATGAAATTGCAGGTAGTATTAAGGTG